GCCACCCATCTGCGTCTGGTTACCCAGCGTCGTCAGCGTCGTCAGCGTCTGGTTGGACGCGATGCTGACTGTCGCCAACAAGCTCGCGGCGGTCGCTTGGACCACCTCGGCGCGCAGACGCCCCGTCGCAGGATCGACCGTGACAAGGCCTATGGTGCGGGTCAGCGTGTTAACCGCCATCCGCATCGCCTCGATGGCCTCGACGAGCTCGCCGTAGGCCGCGATGGGCAGCGGATTGGAAACGCTCGTATCCGTTGCGCTGCCGTCTGCGCCGTGCGAGACCTTGACGCGCTGGTATAGCACGCCGCCGATGTCGTCGGCGGCGGCTATCGCGCCCGAACCCGGGGTGATGGCGACGTTGTCGGCCATATCAGGCCACCGTGAAGCTGAAGATTCCGTTGGCGTCCCAGATGATCTTGAAGTCGGTGCCAGCGCCGGCGCTCTGCGAGCCGTCGAAATCGATGAAGGCGAGCGGCGGATCGTTCGCGTCGGTGTCGTTGTAGATGACGCCGAACGAAGCGGTGATCGAGCCGCCGCTCGCCGTCAGCGTGACGTCATCGGCATCGAAGCGCGCATCGTTCGTCGTCACCGTCGTTACCGCGACGTTCACCAGCGACGGCCCGCCAGCCGTGTACCCGGTTCCCGTCGTGGCCTCGGTGCCACCGACACCCGCGAGCGTCGTGTGCGACGCGGTGAATGTCGCAGCGGTGTAGAGCTTCACCTTGTAGGTGTCGCCCGGCACGTTGGAGCCCTCGGCGAAGAGCTTGGCCGTGTGGTTGTAGAGGCTGATTGTGACTGCCATCTGAGAGGCTCCTAGAGCTTGGAAACACGGACGCCGGGATAGGAGATCTCCGATCCGGCCTGACGGTCGCGGCGCTTGCCCTGCGCGCGTCGTAGACGATAAGCACCCGACAGGGTGACGAAGGTATGCCGGACCAGCGCAACGTTGCTGAAGCGCGCCTTCGCGGCCTTCGCGACGCTGTCCATGTAGCGATAGCGGCTGTCGTCCACGATGAATGGCGAGCCGGATCGCGTCTTCCCGACCTCCAGCCGCCGCGCGTATGGCTGCGTATTCGCGACGACGAAGGACTGCGTGTCGTGAGTGATGGCCGAGACCTGAGCTTCGGCACCATCGACCAGCAGGATGAATGATCGCGCGTAGACACCTGTCGGACCGCGCACCGCGCCGCGCTCCAGCGTGTCGAGGAGCCATGCGGCGATCTCGCGGAGGTATTCGTATTCGATGATGATGGTGGACCTGTCCGTCGCCGCGTCGATAGGCGCGCCGCGCCGTCCGTCCACGATGGTCTCGGTGGTTGGCGCGATACCCGCGCGTTGCGTCTGCTCGGCCAGCACGCGCGCCTTCTCGCGGCGCGCAGCGTCCTCGAGCAGCGCCTCGACCTGAGCCGGGAACAGGTTCTTCGACGCCACCGTGATCTCGCGCGCGAAGATGCGCGGCGAGCGGTACGCTCTCATCCCCGGCAGACCATGTTGTAGCGTTCGACGCTCTCGCCCACGCGCACGGTCTCGACCGATTGCACGTTGAGCAAGCGCCCCTCTAGGAGCAGCTTGTCGTCGCGGCGCGGCGGTGCCGGCCATTGCGCGGCGTCGATCTCGGCGTGGTGCGCGATGATTTGCCGGTCTCCCTGCTGGAGCCCTGACCCCGGCACGATCTCCTGCGCCCTGAACTGGCGCGCGAAAACGCGCAGCGTGACCTCGTGCCAGACTTGGTTCGCGCCGACGCCGGTCAGCCGCCGCAGCTGCGCGACCTGGCCGAGCCGGTCAATCGCGCCGCGTGTGTTCATCGGACGTTGGCGCGGACCGAGACAACCGTCGATCCGGCATAGGTGCCAGTCGAGACCACCGTCGCGCGCAGCCGGTCGCCCAGCGTGCCGTCAAGCGCGGTGTCGGCGGCGAGGCTACCGGCGGTCGCTGCGGCGATGCGCGGCGTCAAGCCGGAAACGGTCATCACCTTCTGAAGCCCCGAGGTCGTGAAATCAAAGCGAGCGATCTGCACCCAGGTCACGCCCTGATCGAGCGAGGTCTCGACCACCGCGTAGCAGGACGTGCCGCCCGAGCCGTAGGCCAGGCGCGCAGAGAGCGTGACGGCAAGCGCGCCGCTGAGATCATCGACAACATCGCCGACTTGCGTCGCGGCTGCGCCGATGGAGAAATCGCCAAGGCTGAACGTGCCGCTCATACGATGACCTCGCGATAGGGATTGAGCAGCGCCACGACGCCGTCAGGGAGCGGCCCGCCGCCATTGCGCGGATCGAGCCAGGATTGCGCGCCGACGCCCTCGACGCTTTCGGAGCGGAGCGAAGGATCGCGGCCGCGAGATGCGTTCATCGCGACCACCAGCTGCGTTGCCGCGCGTTCGATTGCGGGCGCGACGCCGTCCGGCAAATCGTATCCCGCGACGTAGGTCAGGATGACCTTGACCGCCGGCCAGCGCGCGCGTTCGTCATCGAACAGCCGGTACGCGAAGCTTCTGTCGATCTCGTAGTCGGTGGCGGCGAGCGTCACGCCGTCCTCGACCACGCTCGTCACGCTGACCACCGGCCAGCGCGACAGCATGATGGTCTCGGACGCCGCTGACAGCCGCAGCGTCTCCGCGACGGTCTCGCGGCCGAGCGGACGTCCGAGGTAGTCAGCGATGACGGCGCTGGCCTGATCGATGTAGGCCAGCAGCCGCGCGTCGTCGCTCGCTCCCGAGATCGACAGTTCGCGCTTGACCGCATCGAGCGAGGTCAGACGCGAGGATGTCGCGGGAACGAGGACCGAAAGCATCAGATCACCGTGATGAGGAACTGGCCGACCTTGGCGTTGCCGCCCTGCGCCAGAACGATCTGGACGCGGTCGTTCGCAAGACAGATCAGATCAGGCACCGCGTGTTCGCTGGTGGTGCCCGAGAAGAAACGATCCGTCCCGTCCTGCTCGTGCGTCGGCTGACGCGGCGCGCGCGTTCCGCTGGAGCTGATATTTGACTGCGTCCAGAGACCTTGGCCTGTGGCCTCGACGGTGATCAAGAAATCAACCGTCGCGGCGTAGGGATTGGTTCCGTCCGCGACATACGCGATGGACGAAATCGCGCCGGTGATGGTCGGCGAATAGGCCGTTGCCGACCCGTCCGCCGCCGTCGTCACCGAAACGCTGAAGCGCTCGACCTTCATCGACGTCACTCGACGACGTAGTCGAAGATCACATCGATATGCGTCGCCGTCGTCACGTTCGATCCCGTCTTGCTGACCAGGATCGCCGTTCCGGCGTCGTTCGCCGTGTAGCTTGCGCCGTCGGCCAGGACCGTGCCGCCCGTTCCGCCATCCACCAGGACGGTGGACTGCGTCAGGTTCGCTTGCGCGTAGGCCACGAGCTTGCGCGAGGTCGTGGAAGTCCCGGTGACATCGACCGTCGTCACCGCACCCGCAGCATTGCCAACCGAAATCGCCTTGCATCCGATCATCCGGTAGCTCTTGCCCGGGATCGCGGGAAGGAGCGTCGCGCCCGCGTTGATCTCAGCGATTGTGAAGCGCTGGCGCTTGTTCAGGATCGCGCCGCCGCTGATGTAGCCGCCCGAGATGCGAAGCTCGCCCCCGATGACGGAGAGCGCGCCGCCCTGTTCGTCGTAGTTCTGCGTGTTGTAGCTCATATGAGCACCTCGTTCGGAAGAGAGGGCGGCGAGCCGAAGCCCGCCGCCCAGTCAGATCAGGCCGGCGGGTTCGCGGTCGGCGCGGTCCGGGCGTTGGCCAGAACCCACACCGCCGAGAACAACGCCGCGCTGGCGTTGCTGGCCGGCGTGATGGTCGCGCGAACGTAGCGCTTCCCGCCGACATAGCCGATCTTCCGGCACTCGTTGTCGTCATCGAACTGGAAGCCCGCGAGGGCTTCGGTGCCGAGCAGGAACGTGTCGGACACCGCCACATTGTCGGCCAGCGTCGGGCTGTCGCCGTCCTCGATGAGGACGGAGAAGGTCGCGTCCGCGTCGGCGATCGAGCCGGTCGCGATGACCAGCTCGATGCTCTCGTAGCCGCGCGTGTCGAGGATCTGCGACACCTGCGCGGTGTTGTCGGACACCGACACGGGCGAGATCGCCCGCTTGATGTCGATGTTGTTGTGGAGGTCTTTGGAGGCCATTGGGATGGTCCTTTCTCAGTCAGATCAGAGGGCGACGTTCTGCAACACGATGGCCTCGGGCAGCACGACCTGACCGCCGACGCGACGGCGGAAGATCATGCGGACCGCGCCGCTCGTCGCCTGGGTGTACGGATCGCGCAGCATCTCCATGGCGATGCGATCCACGATGACGTAGCCACGGCGGAAGTCACCGAACGCGACGGGCTTGGCCGACGCGCCGACATCCGGCATGTCGGCGGCTTCGACGTAGGGCGCGCCGTTGATGGTGTTCGGCACGCCGCCGGCGAGGCCAGGAGCCCAGAGATACTCGCCGTCACCGTCCTTCAGGCGGCGGATCTGACCGATGGTCGAGCGGTTCATCATCCACACCGCCGCGCGCGCGTAGTCGGTCTTGATCCCGTAGTAGACGCTCAGCAGACCGTCAGCCGTCAGCGCAGCCGCCGCGCCGGAATTGACCGTCGCGATGGAAGCGTTGTTGAGGAAGCCGAACGGACGACCGACACCCGAGCCGCTCAGGAACGCCGCGCCTTCGGCCTTCGCGAACTGCTCGGTGGCCTCGGCGCGAACCTCGGCCTCCATGTTGAAGGCGGCGTCTTCAAGCATCTGATTCGTGATGTCCACGAGCGCATACATCTCATGCGTCGGGATCTCATCCATCCCGTACGTCAGCCCGGTGGTCTCGGAGCGCGTGCCCTGCTCCTGGACCCACTGCGCCGAGAAGGTGCCGGTGCGCTTCGGCAGCTGGATCGCCTTCTGCGTGGTCTGCCGGGTCCGCGCGACAGCGCGGAACGGCGTAACTTCGACCACACCCTTGATGATCTCGCGAACGTACTCGGTCGGCGCGAGATAGCCACCGAGCGTGTCGGGCGACAGCGACAGCGACTTCATCTCGGCGGCGACGCCGTCGAGGCTCTTGCGCTCGCTCTCGGACAGAGCGCCATCACCGCGCGCGATGGAGCGCACGACAGCGCGCATCCAGTCGTTCGCACGCGCCTTGACCTCGTCGACCTCGGGAGCGGCCTTGCCGGAGCCCATCCGGTTCAGCTTCGCGGCCAGATCGGCGGCGGTCTCGGAGGCGTTCTTCGCCGCGAGCTCGGCCTGGACCAGCTTCTGGTTCAGCGACTCGTACTTCGACAACGACGTCTCGATCCGGTCGAGCTTGTCGCGCGTCACGACGTCGGCAGAGCCCTTCTTTTCGATCTCGGCCAGACGCGCATCGTTGGTCTGCTTGAAAGCCTCGAAAGCGGAGCCGACAGCATCGACCGCGCCCTTCAGTTCGTTGAGTTCCATTGGACTAACCTTTCGTGGAGAGGATGGAAGTCGCGCGCTTGAGCGACGCGACCAAAGCCTCGACCTCGTCATCACGAGAGGCGTCGGCGTGTTCGTCAGCTGCATCGCGCAGATGACGACGGACCACCGAGACGAGGCTCTTGGCCTCGGCGATGGACATCTCGTGCTCGTCGCGCAGAGCAGCCTCAAGGCCGCGCGCGTCGAGAATGAGCGCGGGCGCGCTCTTGAGGTAGGCGAGCTTCGCGAGCGGGTTCATCGGGTCGTCAACGACCGAGACTTCGCGCAGATCGATGGCCTTCAACCAGCGGCGCGGCTCTCCGGTGCGACCCGTTCCCATCTTCGATCCGCCGGCGGGGACACGATAGCCGATGCTCATGCCCTTGATCGCGCCTTCACGCAAGCGCGCGTAGGTCATCTTCCCCTCGTCGGTGTCGAGGCCGATGATCCGGCCCTCGACATGCAGACCGTTCTGGTCCTCGCTCATTTTTTCCCAGACGCCGACAGCGCCCTTGGAGCGGTCATGGTTGTAGTACATGGCCGGGAGCATGTTCTTCGCGCCCCACGACGCGAGGCTGCGCGCCATCGCGCCTGGCGTGATCATGTCGCCGCCCTCGTCGATGTTGCCGTAGACCGCGCCGTAGCCCGAGAACGAGCCCATCGGCTTGTCGGACGCGAACTTGACTTCGAGCGCGATGCTCGCGACGCCGTTGCTCATTCTCCGAGCTCCTCAATCCTGTCGGCGATCCTGTTCGCCCATGCGCGGCCAGCGTCGCCGCCCCAGAGATCCCACGCGATGCGTCCGTTCGACGGGAATCCCGGCTCGCCCTGGCGGAAGCCCTCGGCCTCCTTGTCCACTTCGTGCCGCGCGAAGAACGAGACCATCCGCATGATGGTGTCGCGCGGCAGACGGCGACCGTTGCTGATATCGCGCGCGCGAGCGATGCCGACAGCGGTGCCGCCGCGCCCGTATTCGTCGCGCCACGCAAGCGCGCGCCGCGCGTTCGCCGCCATCTCATCGGTCGGCTTCCACGGGTTCTTCGCGCCGTTGTCGTCGTCCTCGACATCGACAGGCTGCGCGACATCCGCGTCGGAGCCCTGGCCGACCACCTCGCCCATGTTGAGCGGGAACAGCGGCTTGTCGAGACCATCGATCGGGTTCCAGCCGTCGTCCTCGCGCGCTTCGTTGCGCGTCATCCAGCCGCCGCGAATGGCGCGGTCGTAGTATTCGGCGCGGTCCTTGAGCGATCCGCGCAGAAGCTCGCTTGTGTCCATCGTGAAGCGATAGCCCGCGCTCCACTCCTCGTCGGTGAGCAGCTGCGCATTGAGCGCGCTGGTCATCGCCTTGATCTCGGGCTGGAGCGTGTAGCGGACATGTGCCGCGAAGAACGCTTCGGCGGATGCGAACGTCGGGGAGTTGTTGCCCGCGTGGCCGAGCATGATCGAGAAGACGCCCATCAGCCGCGCGATCTCTTCGATCTGATGCTTGCGCGTTTCGAGGTGCTGGGCATCGACGCCGGTCATCTGCGTGGGCGTGAACTTGAGCGCGCCCGAGGCTAGCACCGGCTTGCCCGTGTTGCTGGCCGAGCCGTACATCGAGGCGATGGCCTCGCGCACCCGATCGCGCTGTTCCTGCGACGGGTTGCCGTCGAGGGTGAAGAGGCCGGTCGTGCGGACGCCGTTCTTGTGCAGCGCCGCCTGTGACCGTTCGCTCGCTTGCGCGAGCCCGAGTGCCTGGCGACCGAGCAGCACCGGATCGAGCCCGCGTGCGCTGTCCCACGACGGCGAGCGAAGATGGAAAACCTCGGATCGCGCGAGGGTCAACGTCTTGTTGTTCTCGAACGAGATCGTGTATTCCAGTTCCAGATCCTGCCGGACGGTGATCTGGACGTTATCGGGCCTGATCGGGATCAGCTCGCGGATCTGGCCGTTCACCACGTTGCGCCACGACACCGCACAGCCCGTCGAGGCCTTGTGCATCATCGTGGTTCGGACCCATTCGCTCGCGTCCTGCCAGGCATTCGGCGAGCGCGCGAACAAGTCGAACAGAGGATGGTCCGTCGCCGGCTCCATGCCGCCATCGGTCGGTCGCATCAGAACGATGGGCAGTTGCGCCAATCCATCCGCGATGACCATGACCGCGCGATAGAAAGCCGGAACCTGTAGCGCCGTTGAGACGGTGACCGGCTCTCCGGTCCACGACTGCGAATAGCCAAAGGCCGCGTCCAGCCAGCCCTCGGTGAACTCGACCGCTTTCTTTTCGTCCCGGCCACGCAGCCGGTCGAGCCAACTCAGCACGGCATCGCCCACGCCGCCGCCGGGCCGGCGACGGTCGGATTAAGCGTCATCAGGTGCGCCGCGTTGAATGAGGCCATCAGTGGGTCGATCTTTCCGTATCCGCTCGCCGCTCGCTCAATCATCATCGCCGTCGATGTCGCGCGGACTTTCGCGTTGCCCGCGCACCATGCGAGGAGGCGGCTTCCAGAGTGTTTCAGCGAGCCATCGACGAGCTTGCGTTCGACGGTCTTCGCGGCGTTCATGAGCCGGATGCCCTGCGGCACACCGACCAGGAGCTTGGTCTCTTCCGACACGCCGATCTCGGCCAGCGCGTCCACCGCGCCGCCGATGCCAGCAGGGTCAGCGCCGACCATCGCCAGGCATCCGGCGTCGAGGACCAGGCCGACATGCGCCTTGATCCATTCAAGGTCGCCAGGAAGGCCATCGACCACCGTCAGATCGCCGTCGCGCGCGAAGTCTTGGTACAGCGCCGCGTTCGCCTTACGGCGGTCCAGTCCCTCGGGGCTGATCAACGCATGAGCCCAGAGTAGCCAGCGGCGCGTGTCTCGCTCGCGCGCGATGACGGCGAATCCGAACAGATCGTCCAGTCCGCCGCCGTCTATGCCGATCGTCGCCACCTCGGCGCGGTCGAGTAGCTCGTCCAGCGAGCGCGGCCCGCCGTTGCCTCGGATCCAGAACTGCGCCCCGGCCCATCCATCGGACCGCAGCGCGACGCCGATCTGGACGTTGAGATGCTGCGATGCCCAGCGTCGTAGTTCGGCCTCGCTCGCTTCGCGCGCCGCCTCGTAGTCGGGGATCAGCCGTTCGACAGTGATGCTGCGGCCGTTGTTGGGCGTGACCAAATGCCAGTTCGATGGATCTTGCCAATCGACATTCGGCGGGAACTCGTAGAGCACCGGCAGCAGCGGCGCGCTCAGCGTGCCGTCGCGTACCTTGCGCGCCTTCGCCAGCTCGGCGGCGAATACACCAGCTGGCGGTCGCTCGGATTGCGTCGTGATCTGGATCAGAAAGCCCTCGGGCTGCGAGATCAGACCACCGCGAAGCTGGCCGATCACGCGATCCGCGTCCGGTGCCTCGGCGATGACGTGCGTCTCGTCCAGCAGGATGCCGGCGGGCTTCGTTCCGGTGATGACCTTCGGATCGAAGCTCTTGACCTTCAGGAACGCCTTGGTCTGCCGGTATGAAATTCTCTTGAGGTGTCCTTGCACATGAAACTTGCTCGCCAGAACCGGGTCCGCTTCGATCATGCCGACGGCCTGGCCGAACGCGAGATCCGCGATCTCCTGCGTCGGCGCGATGAGCAGGAACTCGGCGCGCGGTCGCTGGTTGACCAAGAGCGCCGTGAGCATGATCGCCGCGCCGGCGGTCGTCTTCGAGTTCTTCTTCGGCACCAGGACAAAGCATTCCCTGATCTGCCGCTGGCCATTGACGACCGAGCCGAACAGCGCCTTGACGATGTCCCGCTGCCAGTCGCCCGCCGCTTCCTTCATGCGCGGCTGGCCGGGGACATCCGGCAGACGCAGCGCGTCGAATATGCCCGCCGCCCTGCGCGCGGCGTCATGGTCGAGCGGGAGGTCTGGAACCAGGGACCGGCCCGACCGGAGCCGATCAGCCCAGTCTCGGCAGGAGGTATCCCAGGCCATCAGTTCGCCAGCAGCTGCTCCCAGTCGGTGCCGCGTTCGGCGGTCGCCGCGATTTCTTCGGCCTGAGCCTTCTTACCGGTCGCCTCGGCCCGAGCGTGGACGTAGGGCGCGGCGCACTGCGCCATCCTGTCCCGACGCGCCGCGTCGGCGGACTGGTCGCGCATGACCGAGAGCATGTATTCCAGCGGCGACATGCCGATGAGCATGGATTCGGTCAGCACCATCTTGGCGACCGGCTGCTCGCCCTTCTTCGGACGCCCCGATCCTGGCTGCGGCCCGCTGCCGCCGGGTCGGTATCCGCCGCGTGGCATGTGTTTTCGCTCCGAAATGTTGAAAATATCGCCTGTTTTGGCCCTACAGCGCCTGGCGTTAACCTCTACCCAGGCGGAAAAGTCTCTGGGTGGCCCCCTGTGCATTGCGCGTCCCCAGGCCCCAAACATTAACACCCCCTACCCCATAGGCAGAAAGGGCCAGTTAAACGCCTGTTTCGGGTCGCTTTCAACCGACGTTAACGCTTGAGTGCCGCTTTGTTCTCGTCGCCGCCGTCTTTCGACCGTGGCAGGGCGAGCATAGGGCTTGCCCGTTGCCAGGGTCCGTCCTCGAGCCGCCATCGCGGATCTCAACGCGGTGGTCCGCGACCAGTCGCCGATCTAGCGCGCCGCAGCTGGCGCACATCCCGGCCGCGCGGCGCAGTACCTCGCGGCTCCAGGCCCGGTGCTCGACGCTGTCGTAGTAGCTATCTCGACCCTCGACCACCGTCGTCAGGGTCCGTCGCGCTTGCCCTCGTAGGGGCTGGCCCACCGTCTTCATCGGCGCGCCTCGCGCATCATACCGGATAGGGTAGGGTGTCGCCGCCGCCGGGTCAAGCGTGCCGTCTTGGTCATCGCCACTCCCTCGCCAGGATGCCCAGCGCCTCGGCCAGCATGGCCGATGCCCTGCCCTCCCTACACCGATGGGCACGATCCCAGGCCGAGCAGGACGTCCCGAGCCCCACGATCTCCACGACGATGCTATGCAGCGGTCCCGGCCCGCCGAGCAGCTGCGCCGCCTCGGCCAGCGCCCGTCCTGCGGCCACTCGCCGCTCGATCGCCGATGCCTGATCGCCGCCGCCCGACCGAGGCTCGATGCGCGTCGCTGATGCCCCGGCTCGCCCCGAGATCTCAAACAGCGCGCGATACCTCTCGCCCGCCGCCCTCTGCTCGCCGTCGATGGTGCCTAGGCGCTCCATCGCCGCCAGCGTATCAACGACCCTCCATGGCCTCGACGCCCGCCCTTGCGCGTCGGTGTAGGCCCTGCCACCGCCCCGCTCGGTCCGCTCAGGCTCGGCCACCTCGATCCCGTGCTCGGCGTGTCTTGCGCGCTCGATGGTCGGCGGGATGACGGGCTCGGCAGGATCGACGCCAAGGCGGGTTTTCCGGCCGCTGGGGCGGATTGAGCGTCGGTCGGCATCTCGGGCCATGTTCTCGGTCTCCATGCGTCAGGCAGTCATGAAATCAGGCAGCGGATCGCCACCGCTTGCCCAGTCAGTCGGCGGCGACTTGTAGGAGACGACCTCGGCCCCAGGGAACACCTCCTTCGCCGCCGCGATCATCGCGGTCCTCGGCAGGGCGACGCGCACAAGCTCGTCTAGCGTCCAGACTTCGACGCCCCGCCCCTGTGTCGCCACGGCATACGCCTCGGCACTCGTTCGCGCCACCGCGATCACCCGGCCCTCGTAGGTCGCCTCCCAGACCACCGGCGCAAGCGGCTCGGCCCCGGCAGCGGCCGCTGCCGCCTCGAGTGCGGCGACCGCCCGCCGGACCGCCGCGCCGTGCTTCTGGATGCCGCCGAGGTCGTTGGCCTCGACCGCCCGACACCAGGACTGCCACTGACGGTCCCACCGTGCTCGGAGGTCGTCAGCGACCAGGAGCCGGAGGCGGTCCGCGCCCCACCGTCGCTCGGACGCGGCGATGGTTTCGTCGACGCCGTCGAGGATGGCTTTGGCGAGGGAGTAGTCAGAAACGCTCTTCATCTGTCCTCCGTCAATGTCATCGGGACATATCGGGACATCCCTAAAGGGATATGTCCCGATATGTCCCGGTAACGGGACATTTTGCGAAACGGGACATGTCCCGATTTGTCCCGATTTGTCCCGGTCAACATAGCCACGCCACGTCATCGCTGATTGCGGCGATTTTGGCACTGACGAGACTTACGGTGGCCCTTTGGAACGCCTTCTTCTTTGCCTCGGCGTCGCCTGTTGAGATGCCAATTTCGTATGCCTTGCGCCTCCACATCTCGACCGGGACAACCGGGACATTCGGCGGGACATTGCTCCGCGTCGTCCTTGTCCCGCTCTCGGCTAGGCATGCCTCAAGGGCTTGCCTCGCGATTGCCGGTGCTCCGCTGATGCGACCACGCCGCTCGGGTTCCGGCGGCGCATCAGCCTCGACCGCGACGCAGCTGGTCAGCGGCTTGCCCCTACGGTTGACCCCGAGGGTGACGACCTCCAGCCGGAAGGCCACGTCGTCACCGCTCTCAAGCTCGCGCTGCTTTGTCACCCGCATCACCGAGACCTCCGATCCTTCAGCGCGGCTGATCTCGATCTCGGTGTCGGTGGCCGCGCGGAGCAGCGAATGCCCGCGCGCGCCCTTGGCAGTGTCTTTTCCCGAATGGTGGACATAGGCTAGGTGCGATCCGGTGGTCTGCCGGACGAGGTCCGATGACCGGACCAGCGCGCCCATGTCCTCGGGAGAGTTCTCGTTCCCGCCGGCCAGCGCGCGACTGAGCGTGTCGAGGCAGAGCATCTTCACTGACCGTCCGAGTTCAGCCTCGGCGGCTTGAACCGACTGGATCAGCCCCGGCACATCGGCCTGGGGATCGAGCATGTTGATGGCCGAGGGGATGACCACCAGAGGCAGAGCGCGGCGATCCGGCGTGATCCCGTAGTGCTTGAGCCAGGCGGCGATACGGTTCCTGATGCCGGCGATACCCTCCAGCGCGCAATAGACCACCGCGCCTTGATCGACCTCGCGCCCGCGCCACGGACGCCCGAGGGCGACATGGATGGCGACGTCGAGGAGGGCGAATGTCTTGCCCACATTGCTGTCGCCGTACCAGACCGACATCCCGCCCTCGACCAACAGCCCCTCGACGAAGTCGAGCGCGGCGTCGCCCGCGTGAATCTCGTCAGAGTAGACGAGCGGGAAGTGCGTCGGCGGTCGCGGCGTCTGGGCCTGTTCCTGCCGAGCCTCCCCCGCCGCCTCCTCCTGCCGATTTCCCGGCCCCTGGCGCGGCTGTTCGCGTCGCTTGCTCTGGTAGGCCGCGACGACATCCTCCAGCCGCCCCAGCCCGCCGCTTTCGGCCTTGGCGGCGATCTGCGCGCACTTCGCCCTCATCTCCTGCTCGGCGTTGTCGCGGCTGATCCGTCCTGGCCTCGAGAGATCGACGCGCCGCAGGAACTGCGGCCAGGCTATCTCGTAGACCTCCTCGGCGGTAGGCCACGCGCCATGCTGGCCGGTCAACTCCAGCGCGACCGCGAAGACGGTGTCGCGCATGTACTCCTCGCGCCCGTCCTCCACCGGCGGCGGCAGCACCCCGAGGCTTCCGGCACCGACCGGAGACGCTACAGGCGGCGACGACGCAACCCGATCTCGCGGCGTCGCCCCGATCACCGGCTCGGCGCGGACCAGATCGAGCAGCCATGCCGGCGCATCCGCGATGCCTTCGGCCAGCGTGTTGGTCCAGGACCAGACGTAAGGCTGGCCCGAGGCATGGAAGGACGGCGGCGCGACCACAAAGCCGCCCTCGCCTCGGATGTCGAGACCGGGTCCGAGCTTGCTCGCGCTGTTCCGCACCACGGCGACGCCAGGTGGCGCGCGGAAGTATAGATGGAGCCCGCCGCCGCCGGTCTTGACCTCGGCGGTCTCGGGCAGATCGTCATGAGCCAGCTGGAGCGCGCGGAGGCTATCGTCGCCGTCCTTGCCTGGGCCGACATCGACGTCGAGGACGAAGATGTTGCCGCTGGCCGAACCCGTCAGAATGCCGACGCCGTATCGCGCCCGGTCGCCCGACCACCACTCGGCCACCTCCTCGCGAGGAGGGCGGCGCTTCTGGAACTGCGACCATGCCATCGTCGGGTGCTTTCCTGGGCTCGCGCAGCCATCGCGCGCGCCGCAGGAGCAGATCGGCTTGCCTTCACGATGCGCGATGACGCGATGCACCGGGATCGGCATCAGCCCCCGGTCGTAGTAATCGAGCGCCGCTTCGAGCGGCGTCTGCGGTGTCGGTGTCATGCGTGCCTCCTGTCCGGTCTGGGCAGACCGATGCCGGGGATGTCGCCCCGGCTCGCTCGCCACTTTGCCCGCCGGTAGGCGACACCGGCACCAGCGCGGGGAGGGCCGCGCGGATCTCGATATCAGAACTCGGTGTCGTCACCGAGCGCGGGAGGCGGCGGCACCGGAGCCGCCTTCGGCTGCGGCGGCGCGGCGACCGTCGAACCGGTGGACGGCGGCGCGGCGACCGGCGCAGGACCAGCGACAGCGACCGGAACCGGCCCCGAGGTCAGCGGCAGATCCGCCGGACGCGGCACCCAGTTGACGATCTGGAGGACGGGCTTGTAGTTGGTCGATTTCGCGCCGTTGCCCATCGCCTGAACGACGGCCTCGGTGCTCGGGCATGCCACCACCGGCAGCTTGCCCTCCTTCGCCTCGGGCGCGGCCATGTAGGCGTCGTGGAGCGCGTCAATCGCCGCCTGGACGATGCCCGCCTGGGTCAGTACCTCGCGGACATCGCCGCCGGCGGTCTTCGACAGCTTGAGCATGAGCCGGACCGACCGCTTGTGATCGGGGCTCGGCTGCGGCGGCATCGGCGCGGGAACGCGCGCGAACGAGGTCGAGGGCGGCGCGCCAGCGGCAAACAGCGCCCAGCCGATGTCGATCTGGGCCAAGTCGAACACGGCGGCGAAGCCGTTGGAGATATCGACAACGCTGTCCTTGCCATCGACGCGGAACCACCGGCCCGCGCGGGCGTCGTATTTGACGATGGGTGTGCGGTTCTGGTTGGTGGGGATACCGAGAGCCATTTCCGTTTTCCTTTTGCGTGTGCAGTTGACCTGACTGATACCGTCAGTCGCGGATCGGCTCAGAAGCCGAATAGGGCCAGCCCATTCGCACGGGTCTGGGCATCGCTCCAATAGAAACTGTCGTAATCGGGGCAGACGATTGCGGCGAGCTCCTGCGGGTCTGCCGACACCGAAAGAAACGTGTCGAGCCGCCGCGCGATGTTTGCCAGCGCCGCGAGATGATCCGCCGGGTTCTCCAGGATGTAGACGGCGGATTTCTTCGGGGTGCAGTAGGCGAAGCGCATCGAGTAGTTCGAGAACGCTCGCGCGTACACCGCGCCCTGTCGCGCGTGGGCGACTTTGATGGAGGAGGGGAGCGTGCTGGACGTCTTCAAGTCGATGATGCAGCCGTGCTGGTGAAACACGAAATCGGTGTATCCGATGCACGGCACCGGCACGCCATCGAGCGCCACCTCGACGCGGTGCTGCCGACCGTCCTCGGGGACATCCGGCTGTCCGTAGGGCGCAAGCGCGCTCCATGCCTGGCGCAGCATGGAGTCGATCTTCGCGCGTGCGTCAACGTCGTCGCAGAGTTCGTCGTAGCGCGCCGCTGCGAGTGCCGATGCGGCCTCAATATTGTTCGCGCGCCCGAGCAGCGCCGACTCGACGCCCGCCTCGACGGCGGTGCCGACATGCGCGGCGGGACCGACGCGGCCCTTCTTTCCGACCAGACGCTCCATCACCCAGAGCGCCGGTTCGGCGGCGAACAGGTTGAGGGACGACGCGGAAACGTGCGGGATACGGTGGAGAAGCAAGCCTGACATGATGTGTCCTCGATACGGGTTGATAAGGTGGCGGGAGCAGCCATCGCCCTTTGCATGGTAAGCCGAGGGAGGCGTTGACGCGCTGAAGCACGCTGGACCGCTTGGGAGGCGCGGCCCGCCGGCCGCGCGCAGGGAGGAGCCTCGGCCCGTCTTGTCAGATGTCGAGGCGCAGCTGCACGCCCAGCCGGTCGGCGTAGAGCCGGACCAGCGCGAGGCGTGCTTCTTCCTTCTGTCGGCGTTTCTCGGAATGCCGCATCTCCACGACCTTGACCAGCGCGCCGCCGTCGTAGCCCGCCGCCGTCGCTTCGGCCTTGATCGCCGCTAGATCTTCGCGCGCATCCTCAATGCCCTGGATCGCCATTTCGATCCGGTCGGCGAAACGGGACAGATCGTCATTGGTCATCGTGCATCTCCTCAAGGGTTATCTCGGCGCGAGGGTTCTCGCGGTCGAGGTGGTGATAGAGGTGCATCTCGCGCACCTGGCGGTCGTTACGGTAGACGATATCCTGGAGGGCGTCCAGTATCAGCGAGACGTCGAGATCAGGACGCCGCGATGCGTAGTAGACATCCGCCGTCATGCGAAGGTCGCCCTCCAGCAGCGGCACAAGCGGTGGATAGGTGGCCTTGACCGCCGCGACGTAGTCGAGTGCTTTCTGCGATTTGATGAGCCGCGCCTGACCACGGATCGTGACGAGGCGGCGGCTGTTCGCCTTGCTCGCCGGCTCGCCGTGGAGGATCAGTCGCACCGACCGCATCATTCCTCGTGGCCCGCCGCCGCAAGACGATGAGCCAGCGCGATGTAGCCCGCCGCATCGACGTAGTCGTCGCGATTGTATGTGCCGGTCTGCGTGCGCGCGATTTTCAGCAGTGCCATCATGATCGCCACGTCATGCGGCGTCATCTGCGCGTCGCGTGACACGCGACACCACGCATCCCACATCGTCGCGATGTTCGCGAGGTTCTCCTCGGGGCGACCATGCGTGCGCTCGCGGTCCGCCGAGATGATCTCTTCGGCTTCGCGCAGGATGCTCGGTGGCTTCATTCTGCTCTCCTCAGCGGCTGAACTTGATATCCGCCCCAGCCTAGCGCGGTGCGGCGGAACGACGAAACGGCGATGGCGTCGAGATCGAGGGAGGACTGGAGCGACGGCGGCTCGATGCGTTCGCGACCGAACCACTTCCGCCCCGGCTCGTCGCGTTCGTCGTCATTCATAATTGCTCTTTCCACCGCCACGATTGACCGCGAAGGTCGTGCCGCGCTCTCGCCTCGTCCTGCGTCGAGACGAGCAGACTGCCGAGCGGCTGATGCCGAGAGCGGCGGCGATCTTTTCCTGGCTCTGCCCATTCATTGTCCGACGCCGAACCTCGGCGTCGTCAACGGGCGTAGAGGATTTCGCTGGGGATTCGTTATAGATGCCCGGCGACGCCGCCGCCATCAACGCCGCACTTGATCCGCACGGAGACCGAGCCGGGGGCGGCGCTGCTCGCCAGAGGATGCGAGCAGCCGCGAGACTGCGCGGATGGTCCTCGTACTCGATCTCGCCCGCTTGAGAGCGCCACCGCTCGTCCTGCTTCTCGTAGTTGATCGCCACCTCATCTGCCCGGTCTGGGCTGCGGAGCGAAGCGCGTGGAGCGGGGGCGGCGAGATAGGCGACATGCGGGAGCAGTGCGCGCGATTTCGGCCCGACAATCCAGCCATTGCAGGCGGCGTTGCTCACCGCGTAGGCCAGGCGCTGTTCGTCCTCATGCTTGAACGCCGCGAGGATCTCGCGGACCGTCATCTGGCCGTGCTTGCGGACCATGTCCGCGATGTCTCTTGATAGGCTCATCGCAGCGCCTCGGGATCGATGTGGAGGCCAAGCGCCCGTGCGAGGCGCGCGACCTGGTAGTGGCGACGTGCGGGGATCGCGCCGCGTCGGGACCAGTTCGACACCGCTTGTGGCGAGATGCCGAGGACGCGCGCGAGCGCGGTGTTGCCGCCGAGGTGGAAAACGAGTTGAGCGACTGTCATGCGGCGAGGATACACCCGCCGTTTAGCCCGTCAAGCGCCAAACGCATAGCGCCATGCGGGGATTGCATGGCAGATTGTGTTGCGTCATGAAACAGGACGTTTATATTCCTGTTCATCGAATCCACCGAAACCGGCGCTGCGGCGCCACCTCCAGGGAGGCTTCCATGCCCCAGTCGCTTCACCAGTACCGCGCCGCCTTCTCTCGCACGATCTCCTGCGCGGAAAAGCAGATCGCGCTGCGGCACATTCGCAACGCTCTTGCGCTGCGCGGGCGCAACGATGGGCACGTTGCTGAATTGACGGCGCTTCTGCCGATGCTGCTGGCGATCGCTCAGGAGCGCACTCTGAAGGAATGGGCGGCGCGCGCCTGACACATAGCAGGGTCGAGGAAACAGCACTCCTCGACCCTGTCACTCTCGACTACTTTTACCCCATCGCAACCGGCCGACCCGGCCGCAACGGAGGACAAGCCGATGACCAAATGGGAACAGATGCCGCAGGACGCGGGCCAGATCGTCAGCGTCAGCTATCGCTGCGACTGGGATGCGGGCGTTCTCTGGTGCCGCACCTACGACGCGAGCGACCGCTCGACGCTGATCGAGCGCGCGGAGATCACCGACGCCGAGCAGGAGTACGACCCGGCGAACAATGTGCTCCCGCCGCACGGCGAGTGGGTGTTGGTGTCGCGCTTCGTCGCGGCCTGATCGATCAGACAGAGGGAGATGAAAGCCATGGATAGGGTGATGAAAGCCATGAGTGACGATGTAGCAGTCCTGTCTGGACACCCCTTCGCCGGCTCGCCCCAATGGGGCTACGTCGCGCGAGTCACCGCCGACGGCGCGGTCATCGTCTGGGATGACGTGGCTGGTCACTGGACGACGTGCCATAGCCTGACCCCCAGGCAGATCGCCTACGTCAAGCGGCGCGCCACCCGCAACGCCTGACCCTCCCGGCTACCGCTCCACGCGGGCGGCAGCAGGGAGCGCCAGGGTGGCGCGCCAGCAACAGGAGGACGACACATGCCCGGCACCGGGATACATCTCAACCGAGGCGAGACGCTCAGCGTCCGCTGGATCTGGCCCGCCGACGAGGCGGTCGAGGCCGGCGCGCGGGAATACCTCGCGACAGCCATGATCATCCGCTGCGCCGAGACGCAGGTCACTTTGCATCTCGACGCCCCGGATGCCGAGCGGCTCGCGGCGATCATCACCGAGGCGGTCGCGCAACGCCGCGCCGATCTCGCCCGGGCGCGGGAGGCTCTCAATGTCGAGCGATGAGTTCGACGTCCGACTGGCCGAGGCCGAGGCGATCACCGCGTGCGGCGTCGCGGTGCTGAAGCTCTGCCGCCGGATTGTGCGACTGGCCGATGAGACGCCGGGAGCGCCGCTGATCGACGCCGAAGTGCTGATGCGTCGGATCATGAGCGATGTTTCCGAGATCATCACCGAGGAGACCACGGCGCAGCTGGCCCGTATCGAGGAGGTCCGCGATGGCTCGCGCGGTTGAGTTCGCCGCCGCCACGGCGGGCATCTGGACGGCGATGTGGACGGTGCTGCTGTGGCTGACCTGACCCCGTGGCTCATGCTCGGCGTACTCTGCACCGGCCAGCACGGGATCGACCGCCACTGCGGCGGCGTCGAGATACCCGCTCAGACCAGGGCAGAGTGCCTCCAGCACGCGGAGGCCATCCGGCAGATGTTGCCGGTGCACATTCGCTTGATCTGGCAGGAATGCCAGAGCGAGCGCCAACAGGCCGCGCGACGCGCGGCGCAGGGGCGAAAGGACTAAGACGGCGTCACCCGCCGTCGTTCATGTGGTGAGCGCGCCGGGCGGCTTCCCGGTATTTCAGATGGAGAAGCAGATGGAGCACAAGGCGGTCGTTACGACCATTGATCCGAGGACAGCGCGGTCGATGCTGGAACTAAACTTTTCGCTCCAGCGAAGCGTGTCCGCTCATCACGTTCAATTTCTGCGAGACACGATGAAGGCCGGAGAGTTTGACGGCGGAGAGCCAATCCGCTTCGGTATGAGTCCCAATACGCCGTGGGTTCTGCTCAACGGACAGCACAGATTGCACGCTATCGCGAGCGGCGAAACGACCGTCGATATGGTCGTCGTGTATACCAAATGCCAATCCGACGAAGATGTCGCGAGGGTCTATGCGCGCATCGATCGCGGAAGGCAAAGGAACATGGTTGACGCGATGAAGGCTCTCGGCCTTATCGCGCGCGATAATCAAATGTCTCAAACGGACCTGAAGGTCTTTTCTCAAGCCGCCGTCTTGCTTCGGATTGGTCTGCAATCAAAATCAATTTCCGGCAACAGTTATGACAGCAAGTCGGCTGAAGCGCGCCATGCAGAGATGGAAAAATGGCAGAAGCCAGCGCGGGAATACTTCGCCGCGATACATGGTTCGGCGGAAAAGACGCTGTTTGAGCGTCGGGAAGTCGCGGCAATCGGCATCGTGACGTTCGCTGATGCGCCGCACAATGCCCAGGCGTTCTGGAATGAAGCGGCGAAAGACGACGGATTGAGGGCGAATGATCCGCGAAAGAAGATGCTCGAGGTTCTGCGACGCGCGCCAGTGTCGCGAAGCGGAATCGGCTACCTCGCCAATGCAGTCGCCTCCTGTTGGAACGCCTACATTGAGGGCCGTGACCTCTCCAAGGTCATCGTGCGAGATCCGCGCGCAGACATCACCCTTCTGGATACTCGTTATGCGAAAAGGTGACGACATGAAAAACGACGACATCGCCCGTTCCGGCCTCGCGTTCGGCTGGCTGGAGGAGACCAGGCCACGCAGCGGCGCGCGGCGATACTGGATTGCGGTCGTTCTGCTGCTCGCGGCGGTCGTGGGGACGGTCGTCCTGGTGGGAGGGTTCCGATGAGCAGCACCGACACCACCACCCTCGCCGCCCGCCTCGCGCGGGCGGATGTGGGCGAGGAGTTCTGGGCGCGGGTGACCCCGCATTTTCGTCACCACGCCATCGAGCGATGGAAGGACACGCTGGAGACCGTGCGGCGCGCGGGGCTGGCGGTCGTGGAAGCGGAGGATGGGCGATGAGCGATCCAACATACGGCCAGCCGCTCGTCCAGCCGGACGACGTCGTCTCACGCATCGACAGCTTGATACCGGCCGACGAGGTCTATTCGCATCCGCTGGTCTGGCGCGCGAGGAACATCGATCTCGCGCTCTTGATCGATGCCAGGAATGAGATCAGGCGTTTGCGCGCCGGTGGCTGCGCCCGAAACCAGGGGCTGACGCAGCATTGCGCCGAGGCAGCGGCGGCGCACGCCGAGATCGAGCGGCTGCGCGCCCGCGTGGCGATGTTGAAAGATCTCTTTGAATACGTTGCGGGCAGAAACAACGATCATATCCGCGTCATGCTGGCGGGCAATCCCGATGCGTGCGACAGGCTGATCGAGCGTGTCCGCGCCGCACTGGAGGCCAAGCCATGAGCGACTTAGAGCGTCTAATCGAGGTGATGCAGGAATCGGTGAAACGAAATGGGTCGATTCCCCTGACAACCGGACATCTCCTTAACATCTTGAAGATCGTAGAGAGAAAGTCTGAGGCTGATGACTGTGGGCCAGATGCGGGAGATGAGCCATGAGCGACGACATCGAGGACATCGTGGCGATGGCTCG